GTGATCGTGATGCTTTCGGCGCAACCGAACGTCACGGCACTGTTGGCAACGTTCTGCGCGACCGCGAGAAGCGTGTTGATGCCGTTCTGGTTGTAGAGCAGTGGCGGATTGCTGTTGGACCCGTTGATCACCGCTGCTGCAAGCGCCTGCTTGACCTGGATCTGGAACCAGTCGACGCCATACCACCACGACGCCTGCGACCCATCCATCGTCGTGCCCTTGAACAGGCACGCCGTGGAAATGCCCCCCTCGGCACCGGTCAGGATCAGGTTCCCGTAGTTCGACAGGACCGAGTTGATGCTTGCGCTGTTACCTGCAGTGGCCCACGGCGTCACGCCGAATGCGTAGCGGTACGCCATCGGGGCGAGGGGATTGGCCGCCGCTGGCTTGTTGACGAGCCACTGATAGAACGGCTGCGCTGCCTGGAACTCGGCGGAACTCGCAGTCGGGCTCGGGACAACCGCAACCACCGACTTTTGCGCTGCGTAGTTCGGCAGGTTGGCGACGGAAGTCGTGACGAAGAAATACGTCTTCGCCGACGGGTTCGCGTACTGCGACGCCATGTAGTTGAGCGCCGATACGAGATTGGCCGTACCGGCCGCACCGGTGCCGCCCCCACCCGAGAAGGTCACCGTGGGGGCCGTGGTATAGCCCGAGCCCGGATCGGTGATCGTGACCGACACAACCGCACCGTTCTGGATAACTGCGGTGCCCGTCGCGGTAGTGCCGCTCGTCGGAGCCGAGAAGGTCACGCTCGGCGCGGAGGTGTACCCCGAGCCACCGTTCGTGATGATGACGCTGCCGACTTCGTCCTTGGAAAAGTCCCACGCGGCCGGAACGAGATAGGCGTAGAAGATGCCGGGGTTTGCGGTGATCCACGCTTCGAGCAGCGCGATCTCGGCGTCGACGCCGGTCGCGCTGCTGCCGAGCTCGAGCACATAGACGCCAACCGATGAGCCCTGAGCAAAGAAGCTCGTGCCCATCTTGACCAGTTCGGCCGCGTTGCCGGAACCGGTTGCGATGTCTTCGATATCGGACAGCTGGCTGCAAAACTGGTACGCGCCAGTCGCGAGGCTTGTGCCGCCCAGCGAGATCAGTGCGCCGCTTTGTTGAAGCTGGGACGGCGTCGGCGCCTGCGTGACGACGACGTTCAAGTTGACGATCGTCGGAGTGATGGTAGTCGCCATTTAGGCTGCCTCCGACGATTAGATGTACTCGACCGCGACAACGCCACCGGTGCCCGGATCGACGACGAGTCCATTGGTGTAGGCCATGTCGAGTGCAACCACGGTTCCAACAGCAGTCGTGGCGGCACCCACCCACAGGGCGGTGGCTTGCACGCCTGCTGCGGTCGTAGCGGCGTCATAGACGCCGGGCGCAGCGGTGGATGCGCTGACGAAGCTGATCTTCAAGACGCGACCCGGACCGGTCTTGATGACGGTCTTGGCCGAGATGTTGAGTTGCGTTTTTGCGTTGCTGACAGGGGCGACAGCGAGCGGGCCTTGGGGCATTCGAGACTCCAAAATGAAAAAGCCCGCTCAAAGGCGGGCGATAGGTGCCAGTCGGGATGCCCCGTGCTAGCTGGTAGTGATAGACGAGAAACCGGCAGACAGAATCAGGCGCCGCGCGATTGCATCGGCGGTTGACTGAAAGTACCAGGCCTCGATGTCGATCGTCTTTTTCATGGCGATCACGTTCATCTCGGACTGCGTGCGCTTCTGGTCCCTGATGGCGGGCGAGTTACGAAAGCCGAAGGCGTCGTAGTCCAGCGAATACTCGATCAGGGAAACGAGATACTGGATTGCCTGCTGGTTCGTGAAGCCGTAAAGCGTGAGGCGAACATGATCAAGTGCCAGTTGAGAACTGGGCAGATTGTGTAGCGGCGATGTTCCCGAATTCAGCTCGACGGTCCCGGGCCACTGATAGATCGGGAAGGACGGAACCTCTGTCAGCCCCGGTTCGACGTGCGCGGTGACGTAGGGCGGCACGACATTCGCCGGCACAAGGTACGACGCGTACACAGGGGCCATGCCGTTCTGGCTCAGCCAGATGGGCAGGCTATTCGATACGATCGGGCCGGCCGGCAAATCCGCTGCGCTGTTGACTAACTGCGAGGCGAGGGCGGGATATACCGCATTGCCGAGGTAGTGGTGCAACCCGGCCTGCTCGTAGAACGATCCCCGCGCGTTGAACGAGAACTGAACGCCGTTGAAGGTGCCCAGCCAAAGCGTGTTTGGGGCAACCGTATTAAATTCGTCGATCGGAGCGAGCGCGGTGAAAATCACGCGGTTCACGTCGATCGTTTCGTCTTCGTTCTGCTGCTGGTCGGTTGAGTAGTGCAGCGAGCCTTTGACGGTCGTTGTGACGCCCGTATTGACCCAGAAGACATAGCCGTCCTGCGGGAGGACCTGCTGCGCGTACTTGGTGAACCTGACGCTTTGGCTCTGCGATAACTGGTCGACGCCGGCCGCGAGCGTACTGGCCAATTGCGACTGGCTGCCGAGTGATTCTGTTATCGAGGGCATATCAGTCGAACCAGGCCTTCAGGGTTTGCCAATACAGCGTCGTGTCCATAAAACTTGGGCGCTGAGGATTCGCTTTCGCGTAGGGGTGTTTCAAACGGTGGTTGACGCCATCCTTCGCGGCTTGCGTCGGAACGCCCGCGATACCGATCTGCTCGACCTGCTGTTTGCTGATGAAGTCCTTCAGCATCGTCGTGATACCGGACTCTGCCGAGGCGAATGGGTTGCCGGAGGCGCGACCGCCCATCATTATCGTTTCGAGTTCGCCAGCAATCGAATCCTCGAGCGCCTTGGCAATGTCCGGCAGGCGGGCGAATGCGAAGGCGTCGAGAATCCCGTACTTCTCTTCGAGAATCTCGGCCACATCACCCGTTGTCTTGGTGACTGAGCTTCCGGCGGCCTTTGTGGGCCTGCTGCGTTTGGCCTTTCTCGCTTTCTTCTCTTTCTTCGGCTCGGAATAGGGGATGTCAATGACACCCAGGTTCAGCGTGAGGTGGTTCGGCGGCGCAGTCGTCGTGCCGCTCGAGACAGGGCTAAAACTTCCGCCGCCATCGGCAACCGGCGTGTCGAACTCTTTTGCAGCCATGATTTACCTCAGCTGATGCCCCATATCGCGCCTAGGTCTTGTTGGGCTGCTAGCCACGCTCTCCCGAATGGATCCTTCAGAGCCTGTAGCTGACCCAACGTCAGGCCCTGCAGAAACTCGGGTGAAAGCAGTGAATCAGAGGTGCCCTGATCCGCCGCCGAGTTGACTACGCCAGGCGTAAAGCTGGTGAGGTTCATGGACTTGCGCGCATCTGCGAAGAACGTACCAGGCGGCGTGTCCGGGCACCAGTTCAACAGAAACGACGTCGCGAGGCAGTAGACCGCGAAACAGTAGTAGTCCTGCCCGACCGCCCGCAGAACTAGCAACGTCATCTCTTCTGCGTAGCTGAGTGCCCACGTGATGTAGGGGCTATCCGATGGCAGCGCGGTAGTCGGAACTCCAGCGACAGTCGTCAGAAACGTGTAGAGGTCTGCCGCATTCGGCGTGGGCTGCGTCTGCCACGGGGCAAGCGCGCCCATGTCCGGCAGGTAAGGAAAGCAGGGCGTGCTCATGGTTGGCTTTTAGTCTCGACGACGGCGCCCGCGACCGCGGGCCGGATTCTCGACCTCGATCGCTTCGCTGATCTTCGTGTCGACGCCTTTCTGGGGCTGTTCTTCGATTTCGACTTCGAGCCCGTTGAACTTGGCGCCAGTCTCCTGGGCGGTGCGACTCAGCGCTTCGTCCATGGCAATGGCGGCTTCCTGGCGACGCTCCTGCGCCTCCTTCATGATCACGCCATCGTTGTGGCCGAAAACAGGCAGCAGCCGCTCGGCCGGGATCGGCTTGTCGAACTGGTAGCAGAGCCCCGCGAATTCCTTCGACCGGTCGATTTCCTCGATCGATTTCAGGCCATAGGGCTTCAACTGCTCGACGATCGACTGATGGTCGTCGCGCGTGCCTTCCTTGTAGATCAGTTCCTGTCGGCCCGGCGCCACCTTCGCGGTGAAGTGTCGGTTGTTGCCGGGAATGCGGAAGTTGATTTCCTGATGATTTTTGCTGGTGTTCGCGATGTAAAGCGGCATGATCTTTCCTGTATAGATCCCCTGTTGAGGTGCCCGCGCCGGTCCGCACAGGGAACGGATTTTCGGATGCGCCATCCTAGGCGCGGGCTAAGCGGTGTTACTGGTACTGCGCGGAGACGATGCAGAGCGCTTCTGGACGGACCGCCCAGCCAGAGGTCGAGCGCAGTTCCGACACGACGTCGACAGCGCCGCCGGCCAGCGGCGACGTGATTTCACGCGGCGCGACCATGTCGATCAGTTGCAGCGTGGTCGCGTCGAGGCCCGGCGTCAGACGGGCGAACTCGTTCGTGTTGACCTTGCCGCCTTCGGGCTTCTTGATCTCCGGGATCGTGATGATGATCGGGTCCGTACCGCCGGCGCCTTTGCCCAGAAGCGTGTCGTCGCACGCCCAAACGATCTCGTCGTCGTTCCACGCGAGCACATCGTCGATGAGGCCGCGAACCGACTTCGAACCTGCACCTTCGCGCTGAAATTGCGTCAGCTGGACGATGCCCTGATAGCTCAGCGCCTCGAGCACGCGTTGCGTAGTCAGCACGGTCACGCGCGCGCCCATGCCGATCTGCATCATGCGGACCTTGATCGCGCCGATCTGCTGCAGGAGGAAGAACGCGAGCTGACCGTTGTCGTACGTCTGGATGGTCGTGTTGCCGTTCGAGTCGGCCGGCAGGTTCACCGCCGTCGCGCCGTTAGTGTTCAGCAGACCTTCGCCATTCAGCGGGTTCGCACCGTACAGCAGCAGGTTACGCATCTGCTGGAAGATGCCCTGACGCATCGCAAGGCGCTGCGCTTCGACGATCGACGATCCGGTACGACCGAACGCAGCCGTGTCGTGATGATCGTATTCGGCGCGGGTGCGCAGCAGATACGTCGGCGTGCTGATTTCGTTGTACTCGATACCGCAGCTCGGCAACTGGTTTGCCGCGAACTGCCCCGCCTGAACCTGCGTGCGAACGTCGAGCCGGCCGATGTACACCGCCAGATCGCCTTCGCCGAGCCGCACGAGCGGATCTCCCGTCGCGAGCGTATCGAACGCGCCGGAGGCCTGCTGGTACTGCAGGATTTTCTCCGGCATGAAGTAGCTCGGATTGACCCGGATGACTGCTGGAATCACGTTAGCCATGGTTTATCCTTAGAGAAGAATGATGGCCGCCGAACCGTTACGATTCCAGTTGACTGCGCCAGTGGTGGGGTTGTAGGAAACGGTCATCGAGTTGCCGACGTTCGTCTGCAGCACCTTGACCGGGAGAGCGCCCGTACCCTGAACGAGGGTGATCGTGCCGGTGAGTGCGCCGGTCGCGATTGCGCCCGAGGCGGCCGTCACCTGGAAGCTGAAGTGCTGGTTGTCGGTGAAGGACGTGATCGTCTGCGTACCGTTGACGAGTGCAGCGCCGGTGCCGGTCACGCCCGCAACGAAGATCTGGTCGCCGACAGCATCGACATTCGCTGCCGCAGCAGTCACCACGGCGAACGTGTAGACGCCATTGGCAAACGACGAGGTGATCGACGTCACGTTCACCGAGCCGGTCGACGCGTTGTACGGAACGAGGATCTGGTTGTTGAAGTCCCACGACACCTGGGTGGTGATCAATTGGCCGTCGAGCGAGACGAGCGACGGATCCATCGCGACCGCGATGCGCGCGCCGGAACCGAGGCGGTAGAAGGGCACCGTGGCACCGGCCGAACCTGCGCTCGGGGCCTGGCTTTGCGGGGAAGCGACCCAGCTATACGCCTGGTCGAACACCGAGAAGCCGGTGAGCGTCGAGACCGAGGTAGCCTGCGTGATAGAGCCGCCGGCGCTGCCGTCAGAACCCGGAGCGGCGACGCTTTCGGAGATCGCGACGCCGCCCCAGATCGGACCGGTCGCGTTGAGCGAGAGCGTGCCGAGCGAGAGGGCAAACCGCGCCGCCGGATCGTTGTATGCCGTGCCCTGAATCAGCCCTTCGGACTGAACAGAGAACGAACCCGCCGCATTCGTAGTCGCGTACGGGTAGAAAGGCGTGTTCAATGCCATGATTTTCCTATCCAGAAATAAAAAACCCCGCCGGAGCGGGGTTCTTCAATGTGTGTGAGCGACTACGAACTAACTTCGGAGTCGACCTGCAAGGCTCAATGCTTCGGTTGATGGATGCGGCTCTTCTTGCTCGGGATGCGGAAGTCACCCATCCACGCGCGCGGGCTGCTGCCGAAGAAGTTGGTAATGACGTGGCCGGTGCCAGTGCTCTTCGGCACGGCGCGCAGGCTGCCGTCTTCCAGATCCGTCGGGTGCATCGCCGCTTCCATCGCGTCTGCGTAGATCTTCGGTTCGATCACGCTGAACGCCGCTGCGTCGAGCTTGGCCAGGTCGATGCCTTGCCATTCCTTGCTGTGCGCCTTCATCGGTGCGACGAGGCGCTTGCGATAGGCGAAGAGGTCTTCACCGTTGAGTGGCCGCGGAGCCTGCTTGCCGAAAGCCGAGTAGACGCCGTCGGCCTTCGCCTGCGCGTCTGCCATCGCAGTGTAGTCGGAGTCGGTAAGCGGCTTCGGCGTGAGTTGCGCGGTCTGCACGAGCATCGATTCGAGGTTGGCGATGCGCTCGAGCAGGGCGCTTTCGCGTTTCGCGGCGTCGGCCTTGGCTGCCTCCTCTTCTTTGGCCTCGGCTTTGAGCTTGGCCGCTTCGGCTTCCTTTTCCTTCACGTCTTTCTCGTCCGAGTCCTTCTTCTCATGTTCCGAATCGGCCTTTTTGTCGCCGACTGACAGTTCCTCTGCCGGCATCGCGTCGGCCTTCTTGCCTTCGATCGAGTCCATGCGCTTGCACAGCGAATCGACAGCGGACATCAGCTTGTCCCAGCGCTCCGCATCAGCCTTCGCCTTTTCTTCCTCGGCGTCAGCTTTGGCTTTGGCCTCAGCGTCGGCCTTCGCGCGCGCTTCGAGTTCTTCCTTTGCCTCGGCGTCCGCCTTGGCCTTACGCTCTTCTTCAGTCATCTCTTGTTCCTGAACGTTAGTGGTGGATACGCCGGATGGCGGGCCGCCCTTGTCCCACACGCCAGCCTCGCAGATAGCGATGTGGTCGAGCAGGTTCGGATTCCCCTCGATTAACAGATCCTGCCCACCGTCGAGGGTCGCGGTGGTATTCGTCAATTTCGGCCGCAGAAATACGACGTTCGGCGATGTCGACAACTGCTCTTTAGACATCAGCGTGGCGGTGGCTTCGTCGTAGATGCGCACGATCGCCCACACCTCATCGCCCTTGATGTAGGGCAACATGACCGAGCCGACCGCGCGACGCTTGAACTCTTCGGAGTTCAGGTTGGCGTTTTCCGGGTGATCCACAATGACCGGCAAGCCATTGCAGCGCGCGAGGAAGTCTTCGTTCAGATATTCCTCTGGAGGCCGGTAGACGTACTCCTTGTCCTTCGAGCGGTACGAGGTGCCCGTCCCGGTGATGCGGATATCGAAGAGCCACATGTTCACGAAGAACTGCGGCGACGAATATTCGCCCGCGACCATCGCCCGCGCGAGGTCGGTTTCTGTCATGTGGGCCTTGCGGATCGCCTTGAATGCATCCGACTCGAGCACAAACCGGCATCCCGGATGAAGCGGCTCCGGCCATTCGCCGATCGACACCCAGGCGTATTCAGTGCTCTCGTCGCTTAGCCGGACGTCGAAGGGTCGGCTCTCGTGGTAGAACGTGGTGAATTCGACAGCGCCGTCGTTCGACGTGCCGAGCTCGATCAGCTTGTGCGGCTCGTAGCCAGTCTCTTCGAAGGTCTCGCGGCGCGCGGATTCTTCGGCGGTTTCGCCTTGCTCGGTCGTGCCGCCAGGGAAAGCCCACTCTCCCGGATGGTCACCTCCGTTGCCACGGCGCAGAAACAGTACATTGCCGTTGGCGAGGACGAGCGTGCCGGCCGCCTTCACCCTAGCCGTGTCGCTGTCCATATCCGTAATAATCGAAAGGTTGAGTTCGTCGCCTGGATCGCTTACACTGTCTGGGTGGCTGACGCTATCAGCCACCGAAGGCTCCTGGCTCCCGGGCTTAGTTCCCCGGATAGGCTCGGAGCCTTTTGTTTTGGTGCCGCCAGATTCATGCATCAGGTGGTAGACAAGATGCCCCTCCTTGTCCTGCCCAACCTGAACCTGGACATGATGCTCGGCATCGCCAAGCTTGACGGGCGCCTCGAAGTGATGAAATCCGACAATGCCGTCCGGGCGCTCCTTGTACAGCTTCTGGAACTCGCTGCGTTTTCCGTTTTTCAGGATGCCCGGAATGGCCGGAATCAACCGGGCCTTATCGAGATCAGATTTAGTCTTGGATTTGAGCTTTTCCCACGACTTGGCCGAAACGCGGGCTTCACCGCCGCCATTCAGTGGCAGCATCTTCCCTTGCAGATTTTCCCTGAACCATGATCGCGCCGCAGCGATGACGTTTTCGCTCGTCAACGCGGGATGCTCATCGCTATGCAGTTCCGTTCCGCTCAACGTTGCGGCGAACTTCCCATCTTCTGCGCGCGGATGGTCGGCTTCGTTGAACTCGGCATCTGCCTTTCTGGCAACGCTGTAGGCGATCGCTGCTGCCTGCTTCGGATCCTTCCCTGCGCGGATTTCGGTCGCGATGTTATGGCTGATTGCCTCGCGGCTTGAACCTTGTTCTAGTGGCATGTCGGGTTACTCCGCGCAACCCTGCTGCGCCTTCAATTCATCTTCGGTGTGGGGAGGCAGGCTGACGAATGCCTCGGGGATGCGCTCCAGCATCGCGCGCACCGTCTTACGGGAAACGACCATTACCACATGCTGGGTGCCATCCAGCCGATGGTCGGCGTCTTGCTCGTCCATCCACTTCTCCCAATACTGGGCGCATGGCCTTGCGCCATTGGGCTCGTAAGTGGGGTAGGTCTTCTCTGGATCGTAGTTTGTGACGCTCATCTCATGCCCTCATCGCCGCGATCTTCGCGCGCGCCGCTGCGAGTTCGTCCTTCCCTTTCTGCGTAAGCATGTCGTCGGGTAAGTCGCGAAGGTGGTACAGCCACGTCGCGAAGCACGAACAGTAGACTTCCTCGCCGACCTTGGTGATGTCGTCGTAGTAGCCTGCCGGCCCCGGCTTGACGAGCCCTTTTTCCTTCGCCCAACTGCTCCGCAGGAGATAGATCTTCTGATCGCGCTCCTTGTGGTCTTCGCGATACTGATAGCCGGGCGAGCGCCAACGACTGTTCCAGCGCATCGCGATCGCGCCGCCATCCACCGCGACGATCTCGTTTAGCGCTGCGGCGAACTTGTGAGATTGGTCGATCGCGACGCGTCGTTCTTCGAACGGTAGCGACGTCAGGGCCTTGCGGATGTTGTCTTTCGTATCCTTGACATCCACGGCTCGCGAGCCGCCTGCCGGCACCGACGACGCCCACCCAGCGAAGCGTTGGATGGTCTTTTCGATCGACTGCTCGCGATTCAGCTTGATCAGGTTGCGCGAAACCATCAGGCGCCGATCGAGTTCGGTCCGCAGTTTGGGCTTTAGCCGCTCGATCGTGAATTTGCCTGCGCCTCGATGCGTCTTCAGGATCTGGCCGTCGTCGATGAGCTTTTTGTAGATGCCGCCGAGCGTGCGGCTGAGGGTTTCGTTTAGTACCCGCTCAGGCGTGAGTGAATCGATAGCCGCCTTGCGGATGCGCTCGATCCATATCTGCAGGTCGTCGGCACTCTGAAATCCATGCTCCTCAAAATGACGGATCGCCTCCGATACGACCGTGTAGAAGTTTCGCGAGGCCATCAGATGTTGTGCGGGCGCGGTTCGCCGGGTTCAGCCGGAGGTTGAGGCGGTTCGTAACTCTTGAGCGCGTCGTAATCGAGAACCAGCGGGTTAGGAAACAGCCGCTTCGATTCGTTCATATTGTCGGCGAAGTGCTGAATTACGATGGCCTTATTCTCCGGGTCCATCTCAGGCAGTAGCACTTCTAGCGCCGCTGTCAGCGCTTCAAATTTCGTCTTGTCGACCTTGACCAGCTCGCTTTCCGGCTCTTCCATCAGCGATGGCCACGTCGCCTCAAAGGCGTTTTGCCATTCGTAGAAAGCCTGCTCGAACGTCTTGTCCTCGTATCCGGGCACCGTCGCGCGGATCGTCTCGAAGAATTCAGGCGTCCAGGCGAGTCGCATCACGATGCGATCGAAGAAGTCGTACAGAGGCTTGACCGTCTCGCGTTCGTGGTTGATGTAACGGATGACGTCTTTCGCGTCCTCGGTTCCCTCGCCGAATCCTTCCGCGTACGATTCAGAGTTCAGAATTTTGGCCGGCTGAGGAACGGCCGCCGCGATGTTCTCGAGAATGTTCTTGCGGGCCGTCGTGAGCGCGCCGTCCGCGTTGAGCAGATTCAGCGTTTCGATCGCCTCTTCAGGCGTGACGTTGATGACGTTGTTGGTCTGCGCTTCCTTGACGACGTTGCGCTTGTTGCCCTGAAAAACCGCCATTGCCCGGTCAGCAATCGAGCCAGCCTGCTTCATCTTCGCGACGATCACGCCGACCTTTCGGGCGACCATGTCGTCCGCGACCATCGTCTGGACGTAGGATTTCAGCGGGAAGAGGGCGCGCTGATAGACTGATCGGCCCGTATAGCCGTATGCCGAGTTCGTGTACTCGATATACAGCGGTGACTCGTTGAAGAACACGAGTGCGCGGGACGGGTGGTACGTCTGTCCCGCGGCGGTAACGACCGTCGGCTTCTGAAAATCCGGCGCGTTCGGGTCCTGGTTCAGGACGAGCGAGCCAGCCGTATTGAGCGGATCAAGCGCATTGAAGTAAAGCTTGTCGGCGAGTTTCGGCAATTCTTCCGGCTTGATCACGTCTTTGGTATCGACGCCCTTTGCGCCGTAGACGATTGCCGACGCGCCGTAGATCTTCGCCAAGCGCCAGGTGTTCGCGATTTGTGTGTCAGCACCGATCGCAACCCAGGTTCGCTCAAATTGCTCCCGGACGGGCTCTTCGGGACTGTTCGGAATCGCGATCTTCCGCTTTTGGCTCATCGCCAGCTTGATCGGCTGGTCAACGATTTTCCCGCCAAGGGGATGGTGGCTGTAGATCAACTTGCACAGTTGATAGCTCACATCGGCGCCCGGCACGATATCGTCGGCCATCAGCAGATCGAGCAGGCTCGACGACAGCTTGGAACCTGTGATGGTGATTTCTGCCATGGGGATGATGTGTTAGAAGCCGTCTGCGCCGTTCAATCCGATGATGACGCCGTACATGAAGCCGTCAGCGAGGTCGTCAGCGCGTTTCGCTGCGTCCTTGTCGCCAATGCGATAGCCCACAACCTGAGAGACAAGGTGGTTTTTGGATTGGCCCTTGTATTCCACGACCTTGTCGTAGGCATGGGCCGAGAACTTGACTTCCCCGCGATAGACGGCACCCGATGAAGCCAACGCTCGTCCGTCTTTGCCGATTTCGGTGATCTTTCCGTCGATCGGCTGAGCGGGCCATCCAACTCGGGCGCAGTGCTGATTCAGCGTGATGCCGCTCGACTTGTCTTCGATAAATGTCCCAATGGCCCCGTAGCGCGCCCTAGTGACTTGCGCGAGGTATTCAAGTTGCTTGAAGACGTTCGGGAGCCACGTCGTCAACAAATCTGAATTGATCTGGATGATGTCCCAGTCAAGGATGACCAGTGGGTGATTTGCGTGCTTCGAGACGGCGAAATAGACAACGGCTGTTCCATCATTGCCCGACCCGTCTTTCATAGCAGAGTCGACGACGGCATAGACCGCATCGCAATGCAGCGGATAAGGGACGCCTTTACCGTCGACCGTTAGCTTGTCGAGTTCAAAGAACGCGACGCCAGACCAGTCAATAAATTCAGCAAGAAATTCCTGCTTGAAAACGAGCGGATGCGCCTTTTTCCGCTCTGCTTCGAGTTCATCGAGCGGGACATACGGATTACTGCTGGTCGGCGCGTGGTGCTGCTTGAACCCGTAAGACGGGTCATTGCATATCTGGTAGAAGAAGTTGTCTTCTGCGATGCCGTTCGGCGTCGAGAACACCCACACCGAACCGCGGCGCGTCAGGAGAGTCGGTTTAATCGACTTCTCCCAGATCTTCATCATCTGGCCGTTCTTCGTGAACGCCGCCTCGTCGACCATGACCAGGTCGTATTCCCGGCCGCGCCCCGCGAGTTCGTTATCGTTCAGTGTCCAAAGGTCTACCTTGCCCCTAGTGGTGGTGCGAATCTTTCCCTTCGTGCGATCGAATGACCGTTTGATGGGATAGAGGATTTCCGCTATCTCGTCATATGGCTCATCAAGCTGCTTGTGCTCGGGAGTGAAGAGCCCAACCAGTTTCCCCTTGGCCGCAGCATCGCAAGCCATGGTGACCATCTGTTTGGTCTTGCCCCAGCGGCGACCGCAGCGCACAGCATTCAGGCGCTCGCGGTTGCGGAAAATATCGACCTGGCCGGCGTGCAGCGTTGGCAAGTAGATGTCGGCCATAAGCAGATTTCACTTTTCCGCTTACGGCGCGGTCTCATTCTCTTTCTTCAATCAGGCAGGCCGCCGTGAATTTTCACCTCGCCCTGGCCTTCGCCATCATCTTTCGTTTCGCCGTACTTCTTCGGCAGCAACTTCGACATGAGCCACTTTCGTGCGTCGACTCGCAATCGAGAGCGCTGCACGGCCTCGCCATTCACGCGCCACCCAACGTTCTCGCCATCTTTGCTGAGGACTTCCATCCAGTCATTGCGACCGTCGTCAGCAATCTCGATGATCTCTTCGGCCATCGCTTCGGCCTGCATCTCGCGCGCGCGTGCGTATTGGTCGCGAAAGTCAGACTTTTTTTCATCTGCCAGCCACCTCAGAACCGTTGCCTTGTTTGGCATTCCCGGTTCTTCGCATATCTGGCGAAGCGATTTTCCCTCGACCAGCATTTCGCAAATCTTGGTCGCGATGGCAGCGGAGTATGTCGATTTGGCCATACCCTATTTGGGCATGGAGCCCTTCCTTTCGTATTGGTTATCCACCCAGATACTCGAGCAGCACGCGCACGGTGAACTGCATGGGCGTCGCGCCGCTCGACGCGTAGCCGGACGTGCTCCACTGGATCGTCGAGCCTTGCTGAGCCGAGATGACGATCGAGCTTTGCTGGTACGCCCCTTTCAGGTTTGACGTGAGCGTGCCGCCCACTGTCGCGGGAGCGACAACGCCGGTATCCGCGTCAGTGAAGTCGACGGCGACCGTGGGGATCGTCGAGGAGGTGGTAGCCGCCTGTGTGCAGACTTGGTAGACCGACACGCGATAGAGGCCCGAGGCCGGGACAGTGGCGAGCGCGGTGTTTCCGACATCGGCCGCCTGATTCGCCTTCGCGCTGGACGCGATGAGAATCGGCACGCCGTTCGCGGTGGTCGCGATGCTGTTGTAGCTCGTGAGCGTGCCGGTGAGCGAAAGGTTGCCCGTCACAGCAGTACTGCTGTTCAGGTTGATCCCGCCGCCGCCCTGCGTGCTGATATTCAGACTGACGTTGGAGTTGGCGCCGTTCGTCGCCAGCGTTGGCGCGCCGCCATTGGCGGACGGCGTCAGCAGAATCCCGTTGCCGCCTGCCTGCGTAACACCGAACGGGCCCGTATTCGTCCAAGAGCCGCTGCCGGTGTTGGAAGCGATGCCGGTAATGCCGCTTGCGTAGCCTCCACACACAGCGAGAGGCGCGACAGCCGACGACTGTGAATCGCTCTTGAAGCGAGACTGCAGGCAGCCCTGAAACCAGATCAGTTCGGCGATGTGGTTGTCTGTGGCTTTCGTCGAATCGTAAAAGACAACATCGGCAACGTTGGGCGCCGCGGTGAGGGCAACGCCGGAATTCGTCGTGCTGGCGGGGTTCGTGTTCTGAGTCGAGTTGACCGACCCCTGAACGTTGAGGTTGCCCGTCGTGCTGACGGTGCCGGTGAATGCAGCCGTACCCCCCGTGATGTGGACGTTAGCCGGGTTGTACGTTGGGCCGGAGTATTGCGCAGTCGCCACACCCGGGAGGAACGCGGCCAGAAAAATCAACTTGCGCATGTTCAATAGCCGATGGTGGCGAACGTGGTGCCGGCGCCCGACCCGAGACCGCTCAGGGCGTTCGTCGGGCCGAAGGGTAGCGTCAGTGCCGAGTTGGGATAAATGGCAAAGTCGGTAGCCGTCGCGGCGGCCTTGAACGAAACATAGAGGACGTTGGATGCGTGAGTGTTCTGGATCGTCACCCAGCCCTTGTATGCACCTGCGGCTACGATCGTGCCCGAGGTAGTGCCTACGGTTCCGGATGTGCTGACGCCGGCCTCTGCCGGGCCAGCCGTCGTGATGGACGAGCCGTTCCCCCCGCCCGACACCATGCGTACGGGTATCGCGCCCGCATCGTTTCCTTGATCGTTGGGGTAGAGGGCCATCGCGTGAAACTCGAAGTGTAGAAAGCGCCCTACGGGCGAAAGCCGAGCTGGCTCG